ATCAACACATTCATGGGCTTCAACATCTTGACAGTTGGCGATCGTGATGAGGGTGGTCTTCCTAAACCTTCAACTCGTACCTGCTTCGCCTGGCACAAAGACGCAATGGGCTATGCTGAGTCAATGGCTCAGAAAACCGAAGTCAACTATGTCCCAGAAAAGACATCGTTCTTGGTTAGCTCAATGTTCTCTGCTGGCTCTGTTTCAATCGACGGTGCTGGCATCGTTAAAATTTCTTGTACTGAATAAGGAGATCTGAAACATGGCATTCGCAACAGCAAACTGGTCAACCGTTGGCGCTTCTAAAAGCGGCAATGCTCCTGCAATCTATAGCTACAAGTCCTCTGGTGACAACAAAGCTACTATTGCCGGTTCCGGTTACTTCAACACAGTTGAGGCTCTTATCACTACTGGTGATTGGATCTACACATACGGTAGCGATGGCGGTCAAACGCTCGTAGCAACCAACAGTTCTGGCGTTATTACAGCGGCAGTAATCTAAAGAAAGGGAAGGCTGGTTCGCACTGGCCTTCTCCACCTCTTACGGAGAACCGTTATGGCTGCTGGCGACACTTCACTTTCAATATGTTCTGATGCTTTAATCCTGCTGGGCGCTTCGCCCATTTCTTCGTTTACGGAGGGGTCTGATTCGGCCCAGGCTTGTGATCGTCTTTATCCAGATCTCAGAGATTCAATTCTCTCAGTCTACCAATGGAGTTGGAGCGTTAAGAAGGTTCAGCTTAACCGACTGTCTACGGCCCCGATTGATGAGTGGAAGTATGCCTATCAGCTACCTGGCGATCTACTCTCCGGTGTTCTGGCTGTATTCAGAAGTGCTGGTCTATCCGAAAAACCCACTCGTTATGGCTGGGAGATCTACGGGGATCAGCTTTATACTAATTTTGAAAAGATCTTCATCGACTATCAAGGCACAGTTGATGAGAGCAAAATGCCTAATTACTTTGTAAGGCTGTTGCGCTCTGCGTTGGCAGCGGAGTTGGCGTTTACAATCACAGACCAAATCAGCAAGTCAGACTATTTCCGCGCTTTGGCTTACGGATCTCCAGGCGAGTCAAATCGTGGTGGATTGATGCGTGAGGCGATGAACATAGATGGTCGTGGCAAGCCACCGGAGATTATTGAGGACTACGCCCTTATTGATGTGAGATACTAAAATGCGGATTATGCAGTTCCAGACCAACTTCTCGGTTGGTGAGCTTGATCCTCTCATTCGCGCTCGTACTGACCTACAGCAATATAAGAATGGTCTTGAGGAAGCTACTAACGTCATTATCCAACCACAAGGCGGGTTTCGTCGCCGTGATGGGTCTAAGTTTATCCATGACTTCGGTTCTAGCTTTACAGACTTTAAGGTTATCCCGTTTGAGTTCAGCGTGGATGATAGCTATTTTCTCGTGCTTGTTACTCAGCGCATCTATATCTTTAAGGCTGGCGTTCTACAGACCAACATAAACGGAAGCGGCAACGATTATCTGGCTGCTACAGATATCACGACTGCTATGCTGGATGAGATTAATTATACTCAGGCTGTTGATACACTCATTCTCTGCCATCAAGATCTCCAGACCAAGCGCCTGGTGCGCAATGCAGATACAAACTGGACGTTGGAAAACCTACCTATAACCAACCTTCCGCAGTATCCTTACGCCTTTGATACGCACCAGCCAGACTTCACGGTTACGCCCAGCGCCACTTCGGGCAATATTGAGATCACTGCGTCTGCTGCAACAACCGAAACAGGTAACGCTCAAGACGGTGCGCCTAATCAAATTAGACTTAAAGCCGCTAGTACATATGCGGACGATCAGCCAAATGGGATGTTTATAACTATAACTTCGGGGGATGGAGCGGGTCAGACGCGTTATGTCGAAGATTACAATGCCGTCACAAAATGGTTGACGGTCTACCCTGCTTGGGACATTGGGCAACAGCCAAGTACATTTTCAAATTACAAGATCGAGCCTTTTGCTCCTGCTACTGTTAATGGGTATTTGCAAGTAACCAGTACATTCGGTCGCGCTAGATATGTTGAGTATGTATCTCCGACAGTTATGAAAGCTGTAGTGGAAGTTCCGTTCTTTGACGCTGGGGCGATTCTTGCCGGTGAATGGGAAAGCGAACATGGCTATGAAGACGTGTGGTCTAATACTCGCGGCTGGCCACGCTCTGCTGCATTCCATGAGGGCCGGTTGTACTTTGGTGGATCTAAGTCCAGACCCAACACAATCTGGGGTTCTGGCGTAATCAACTACTTTGATTTCAGCGCAGGTACTGGCCTTGCTGATGAGAGTGTTGAGGCTACTATTAACACCAACCAGCTTAACACGATCGTCAATCTATTCTCTGGTAATGACTTCCGGATCTTTACGACCGGTGGCGAGTTCGTGATATTGCAGACTTCCGGTGATCCGATCACCCCGTCAAACTTTTTTGTTCGGCCTCAGACAAGGTTGGGATCAAAGGCTGGTATCCCGATCGAAGAGCTAAACGGCGCGTCAATCTTTATTCAGCGTCAAGGTAAATCAATCAACGTGTTCCAGTTTGGCGACACCACAGCGTCTTACCAAGTTCAAAACATATCTGCTCTTAGCTCTCACTTGCTCAAGAACCCTGTTGATATGGCTGCGCGTAGGGCTGCGTCTACAGATGAGTCGGATCGCTTGTTCGTGGTCAACGGTGACGATGGCACGATGGCGGTTTACTCCATCCTGGTCGGGCAAAATGTTATTGCGCCTAGCCGGTTCGTGACTGATGGCGAGTACATAGCTGTCGGCGTAGAGGTTGCAGACGTTTATGCAATCGTTAAGCGCACGATAAATGGCACTGCCAACTACATGCTAGAGAAGTTTGATCCTAATTTGACTCTGGATAGCGTTAAGAGCGGAGGAGCGGCCTCCTCAGTGAACATGAACCAGCTTCAAGGGGAAGCGGTACAAATTATCAGAGATGGTATTCTGGAGCCAGCGCAGACGGTTCCCGCTTCACCATACACAATCACCTTTGCATCCCCTGCTACGTCAAGTTATCAGGTCGGATTGAATTACACGGTTACTGCTAGGACAATGCCAGCGGAGCCAGTGCTATCGTCTGGATCTGTGCAGGGATTTAAGAAGCGGATTATCCAGGTTGATGCGATTGTAAACAGCACCAAGGATATGACCATTAACGGCAAGCAGGTTTCATTTAGAAACTTTGGCGAGAATGTTCTTGATTCACCGGTTGAACCGTTCACTGGCATTAAAACAATGCACGGATTGCTGGGCTATAGCGGGACGGGGCAGATTACGATCAGCCAGAATGTTCCATTGGAAATGATTGTTCTAGGTCTTGAGTACCGTTTGAGCGTGGGGAGTTAAGACATGGAAGTAGCAACAGCGGTCGCACTTGGAACCAGCGCTCTCAGCGCCAAAGCGTCTTACGAAACGGGTAAGGCAGAGCAACGCGGCTATGACCTTCAAGCTGAACAGGCTGACCTTCGCGGCAGATCTGAGGCACTTGCTTTTAAGCAAAAAGGTGCAGACGCCTTGGGGCGATTAAATGAAACATTAGCGGCCATCATATCTAGGGCTGCTGCTGGCGGCGTTGATGCAACATCCGGATCTGCTGCAACCATGCAACAATTTGCAATGGGCCAGGGCATTGATGAGTTTAATATTGCTGCTGATAACGCAGCTATGGCAATAGGCCAAGCTTCCGAGCAAGCTTACATTTACAAGAGCGCCGGTGAGACTGCTAAGTATCGCGGTAAAGTCGAGGCTATTACTAAGCTTGGCGAAGCTGCATATACCGCAGGGCAATTATAGGTTAGGTTAAAGTATGGCTATTCTTCCAAGATATCAGCGCACAGGCATAACGACTCGTCAGCCGCAAAACTTAGACTTTGCTGATGTTCGGGAGCAAGCAAAGCTAAATCAGGGGCTTTCTCAGCAACTTGATCGTATGTCTAACTTTGCATTTCAAAAGGCAGAAGAAAAAGCTGTTGAGCGTGGCGAAGAGCGTGTTCGTGAAGAGGGCGCAATACCTACGCTTCAGTCGATAGAAGCTGGTGGCGGACCTAGAGGCGTTGCCGAAAAGGCTGCCGCTGCTGCTGCCAATAGAATTGCCGTGGTAGAAATCGAGACGCTTGCCACGCAAGATATGCAAGCACTTACTCTTGAGGCAGACAAAGACAATATGTCTATGCCGACATATCAAGCGAGAATGAAGGATATCAATGACGGGTACAAAGCTTCACTAGAGGTTGTTGATCCGGTTGCTGCTGGTGTTCTTGGAGCTAGGCTTGCTGGTTCTTCATCGAACTATGAAAACCGATATTCAGAAGTTGTATTTAAAAAAGCTAAAATAGCTTGGGCGCAAAAAGTAAACAGAACTGTTTCTGCGGGTTCCCAAGCACTAATTGATAGCGCAACACAGCCTGGAGCCACTGAAGAGTCACTTGTCGCGGCAGGTAAAAAGTTACAGGAAAGCCAGTTGGCGCTTGGTGTGTCTGACGAAAAGGCACGTAAGGTTGTAGATAGCACCATGAAGGCAGCTGTTCGTCAAAACAGAGTTTATCTTTTTAATGAAGCTGCGGGAATTAACGAGAAGCGTTCATTGATTGAGCAGTACGAAGAAAGTCCCCTTCCTGGAGTTTCATATGAAGCAAACCTTAACTTTGTAACCGCCATGCAGGGCAAGCTAAATCGTGAGGTTGGCGTTGCGCAAACAGAAGCGACTACTGACTTGAGTGCTGCAATGGAGGCTTTGGCTCTAACGGGTGAAGTCCCCGCTGGTTATCAGTTTGATGAAGCAGTGATAGCTTCAGTGTTCCCAGAAGAGCAAGCCGATGTTTTGGCTGAAACTTGGGAGGGCGCACAAGAGGACGCCGCTAACAGGGGCGCTCTTGCTTACATGGACGGAAGCAAGATTGGTGTCATTGCAAGGGGTCTTGAAGAGGATCTTATCGAAGCGAAATCTGAGGGAAGCCCAGTAGATATAATTGTGGCTCAAGAAAGGGTTGTAGCCTGGGAACAGTCTGTTGCCGAAAGAAATGACAAGATTACAAAAGATGCAGCATCATTCGTTGTTTCTACAAATGAAACTGTAGGGGACATTGTTGAGAATACATCAATACAATTTTCGCGAGGTAGAGTAGAGGATGCAGCAGAAAGTCTGCTGATGCTAAGAGACGTTATGAACGGCCAGTATGACGATCTAGGTGTTCCAGAAGGTCTCCGCAACGTCATGCCAAAGCCAATGGCGGCTCAGTTGGTTAATTTTATACAGAACATTGACTCTGATGTCGCATCTCAAACCTTCAATGAAATAACTGATAGTCTTGGTGATTACTCTCCTCGGTTTATAGAGGAGCTTCGCGCTCAAGGCTTGCGCCCAGAATACGTGCAGGCAATGTATGTAAACAATCCTGCGGTTCAAAAGAAGTTAGTCGATATATCATTAATGGACGTTTCTAATATATTAGAGGGTCTTCCAAGCACGACAAAAAATGAAGTTGTAACTGAAATGAATGATGTGCTGGGTGAATACCGGCAAGCATATCTGAGTGGCGGCGGAAATGTTGCTAACGATATATTTAATCAGCAAGTAAATACGGCTCAGAAGCTTGCGTTTTCAAGGTTGAAAGACGGAAGTGTTGGCAATATTTCTGACGCAGTAGAATCCGCAATCAATGATTTAATACCAGAGTACAACCAAGTAGTTATAGAGACGAGTGGGCGTTATGTCGTTCCAATGGATTTCGATCCACAGGTCATTCGATACAATGTGTCTATGTTAATGGCCGGAGACGCGCTTGGCCAACTTGGTATAGAGCCACTGGACTCACCCGCTGCTCCAGACTTTGTTGATGAAGCTGTTGCGTTGGCTTCACTTTCATCCACTGGAAAGTTTTTGAACAACAGCACTGGGGATGGGTTAAGTCTGCACTATGACATAAACGGTGTAAATATTCCTGCTGGATTCGAGGTAAAGTTTTCGGAGCTGCCAGCTTTGGTAAAGAGCCTATATAGCTCAAGTGAAGTGTCTGTTGAAGCGGCGGGATATGCACAGGAGGGTCAAATACAGGCCGGAAGAGCTGTAGAGGAAGCCGTTGTAATTGATGAGGCCAACCCATACGCCTCCGATATTCAACGAATTGTTGAGGAAAATAAGTAATGCAGCCTCGCCCACTCCAAACAGAAAATAGAATGCTTCGCGCTGTCGGCGCTGATGAGTTAAGGGTTTCTCTAGGCAGGGCTGTTTCTGAGATCGTTCAAACGCCAATGATGGGCGAGTTGATATCCCGTTCATTCGAGCAAACCAGAGCGACTTCCCGTGCGATTACTGATGTTCAGCGTCAAGAGTTTTTTGAAGCAGAGCGTGATCGGATTGGTCGTCAAAAGACAATAGAGTTTGATCTTGCTACAGAAACAGATCCTGCTCTTCGATCACAACTCACTTCTCAGCTAGACGCGATATATCAGGAAAAAGATACGCAAAAGGAATCTATCTTTCAGCAAGCGATTGATGAGGGCAGACTTCAAACCCCAGAGAGCCTTACTGAGAAATATGGAGACCTTCTTAAATTTGACAGAGTGATGTCGGATGAAGAGGCCAAGCTTTTATACGCTGGCAAGAAGGAAGAGGTTGTCCGGAACGCCATAGTATCTCGCAGTCCATCTGGGTTTACTGCTGGGATTGCAAAGTTTGGCGGCGGAATGCTGGCGGTAGCAACAGACCCAGTAGAAGTTGCGACAATGTTTATACCGTTTGTTGGTCCTGCTGGTAGGGCGGCGTCTGTAGCTAGATTTGGCCGCGTAGGTGGTAGGGCTAGGGTCGGAGCAATAGAAGGCACTGCTGGCGCTTTGCTAACTGAGCCTCTGTACTATGGTCTATCCAAGGATCAGCAACTTGATTACACGATGAGCGAAGCCTTGCTCAATGTAGGTGCTGGCCTATTTCTGGGCGGCGGGATTGGTACCGTGGCTGGGATGCTTAGTCGCGCTGATGTTGACGCGAAAGCCGTTATTGATTCGATAGAGATAGACGCTGCTGTCAGGGCAGATCTTGAAGCGGTTGTTATTCCAGAACCGAAAAGAATGACCGAGGCTGAAGCTTTTGCTAAAGCTGATCGCGCAGTCAAGCAGACCCGTGAAATGTATGGAATAACGGGAGGCAAGATTACATACGAAACGGCTATCCGCCAGTACGTTACGGACCAAGCGGTGCAGGTAGAAATGCTCGTTCCCCCGTCTGCAAAAAAACCGCAAACACTATTTAGCTTCATTAAGCAAAGTGGCGGCATTAACGACACGTCCCCTACGTTCCGAGGGGAAATACAGAACTTAGATATTCAAGGGCGATCTGATTACACAAGAAACAATAAGCGTGTAGTTAGCTCAATCAGCAATCCTAAGAGCGGAAGCGATCTTGATGACATGGCTGCTGCTGCCTTTGAGGCTGGATACATACCGGAGCGGGACACCGATCTTTTAATGGAGGCCCTTAGACGGGAAGCCTCTGGAGAGCCTGTCTTCGCAATGAAAGACATGGACGCTGCTCAAGATTGGATAGAATACAACAAGGCTAAAGGTTGGTCTGACGCTGAGATCGGGCGCAGAGACGGTATTCGTTCCGATCTTGAGGAATACAAAGTCACAAACCTTTCAGACGAAGAAGTGGCTTCAATCTCTAAGCGCATGGATGAAACTGGTGACGATGCTATTGATGCGTACCACGATGTTGCCAGATCTATTGAGAACATTCATGCTGAAAAGTTGGCGCGTTATGGATCTGATATTACCAATGACCCAATAGCAGACTTCGAGGCTGCTGCTCGTTTTGATACGGTTGGTGACGATATTGAGCTTGATGATATAATTATGAGGGAAGAGGCCATTATCGCGCAAATGCGAGAAGATGGGGATCTTCTTGATTATCAAATCGAAGAGCTTGATGGTATAAAAAATATAGAGGCACAGACGCAAGCTTATGTAGAAGTTACAGAGGCGGCAACCGTTTGCTTAGCGAGGTCATAATGGCAGATTGTTTAAAAATTGTTGATAACGCAAACAAAGGCCGATTGAGTGATAAACAGCTTGATGAAATCCTTACTGAGCTAAATGCCGAAAAAAAGGCGCGTCAAGCAGAGGGTGCGCTGGAGGATATAGAATCAGCAATATTTGATCGTGGCTTGGTTATGGCTAAACAGGCCGAACTTGCCAAAAAGATTGAAAAACGCAACCGCTATATGAATATCTTGAAAGAGCAAAAGATAATGGCTCTTGTTAAGAGGGCTGACGAAATGGTCGGAGATCCTTCTCTTGGCTTAGAGGCTCCTCTTGTGGGGGTTAATGCTCCATTTGAGGGATCTGCTCGTTCTGTTGATTCAATTACGGTTGGTTTAGTAAACTCATACCTTGGAGGAATGACTGCTGACTTAAAAAAAGCCAACCTTAATGTGCAGTTTAATAATATGAAAGGTGACTTTGAAAGAGAGGTCGCTAATGTAATTGGTGACTTAAACATGAAGTCTCCTGTTGGTGTGCCTGGCGCTTCTGCTGATGCTGTTGCTTTGGGTAAAATACTATTTAAGTATCAACGAGTAGCTTTGCAGCGTGAGAACCAAGCTGGTGCTTATATAAGATTAAAAGAGGGTCGTGTTGTCCAAGCAAGCCACGATCAGCGGAGGCTTGTTAAGGCTGGGATTGATGAGTGGAAAGCATACATTAGAGACAAGCTTGACTATGAGAAAATGGATATTGCTGCCGATAGGATAGACGGTTTTCTTGATAGTGCGTATCAGGCAATCGTTAGTGGTGTTCGCAAACAGGGTGACAGCACAGAGATCTCCAAAGCATTTAAAGGACCAGGCAACCTTGCTAAAAAGGAAAGCGCGTCTGGGGTGTTTACTTTTAAAAGCCCTAACGATTGGTACGACTACGACCAAAAGTTTGGCAAGGCGTCATTGCGCGAAGCTTTTTTGCAAGACATTCAATCAGCATCTAGGGCTACTGCTCTTATGGAGATGTTGGGAACGAACCCACAAGCAATGGTTGATCGCGTAATTAAGCGCATGGAATACACATACCGAAATGATCCAGCAAAATTAAAGAGGATTCAGCGAAGGAGTTCTACGCTTACATTCCAAGCCGCTCTTGATGAGGTGACGGGAGATATAAATATTGGATCTCACACTCCTATTGCTAGATGGCTTCATGGTTTTAGATCCATTCAGACGATGGCAAAGTTGGGTGGCGCTTGGGTATCTGCTTTGGCTGATGTTGCGTTTATTGCATCTAACAGAATGTATCAGGGCAGATCTTTGATGGATGCTTGGGGCGATGGATTGTCGGCAGTATTCAAGGGGATGAACCAAGGTGAAATGCGCGAGTTTTCAGATCGCCTTGGGGTTGGACTAGAGGGACAGCTAGGTGACTTCATGTCTCGCTTTAATGCTGCTGATGACGTTCCAGGTCAAACATCTAAGATGATGTCTCTGTTCTTTAAGCTTAACCTGCTGCAACCTTGGACGGAAAGCAACAAGCGCGGCGTAACGCTAATGATTGCTAACGATCTAGGCCGTGAGGCTAGCAAGCGATATGATAAGGTTCCAGAGGATCTTCGTCGCATTCTTAATACATACGGCATAGATCAAAAGGGCTGGGAGCTTGCGCGTAAGGGCGCGAAAAAGGGTCCAGATGGTCGCGTTTATCTTATTCCTGGTGAAATACCAGATGTTAATATCAGGGAGAATATGTTTGCTCTCTTAGTATCAGAGGCAGATTTTTCGGTTCCGTCACCTGGTGCGAGGGAACGTGCGATTATGAGGGGTGGTTATCGTCCAGGCACAAGGGGCGGCGAGGCAATCAGGTTTGTAGGAATGTTTAAGTCGTTTGGTGTGACAGCATTAACTAAGGGTGTTGGGCGACAACTACATGGATATGGTGCAAAGTCCATTAAGGAGCAATTACAGCGCGGTGTTGGTGCTAATGTTGGCTTAATAAACACTGTAGTTGGTACTACTGTTTTGGGTTACTATGTTATGCAACTCAAGGAGCTAGCAAAGGGTCGGGAAATGCGCCCAGCAAGCCCAGAAACTTTTCTTGCTGCCGCGTTACAAGGCGGTGGATTGGGCATATACGGTGACTTCTTGTTCGGTGAAGCTAGTAGATACGGTGGCGGCACTTTAGAAACTGCTGCTGGGCCAGGAATAGGCACAATTTTCCAAGGCATTGATCTCGCGCAAAAGTTTAGAAGTGGCGAAGATGTTGGTGGTGATTTTGTAAGGCTGGCAAAGGGCAATATCCCATTCGCCAATTTGTTCTACACTAAAGAGGCAATGAATTATCTATTGTGGTATCAACTGCAAGAATCCATAAACCCAGGCTATCTTCGCAGAATGGAACGCCGCGCCAAGACGCAGAACGGTCAAACATATTGGCTACCTCCATCAAGTATTGTCCAGACAGGCGGAGGATTCCGATGAGACTTATTGGAATGTCGGAAGAAATCTGGTATAGAGTGAACAAATGAACGGGAAAACGACATGAGTGATATTGCAATTAATCCAGTAACGCGCCGCGTTCAGTTCACAGGTAATACTGGAACAGGGCCATACGCCTTTACATTCAACATCTTAGTCAGTGGTGATATCGCAGTCTTCAAGGGGACTACGGAGCTAACGCTGACAACGGATTACTCGGTAAGTATTAACGCAAACGGGACCGGATCTATTACCTTGGTTGCTGCTCTCATAGCATCTGATGT